ATTGCTATTTGAACAATTACATTATATGAAAAAATATTTTATTGTTTTAGAAACAAGAATTTCAGATTTACTTGAAAATTAATCTTGTTTTAATATTAGTTTTGTTATAATATAATATATAAACAAAAAGGATATAGTATGAGAAGACATGAAATATTTGAAACACTTGTAGAAACTGTTGTTAATGGTAATAAAATCAAAGGTAATGAAACATATATGAATATGATTAAAAGAATACAAGTTGATGATATTAAAAGATATGCACATGTTCTAAATTTAAAATGGGATATTAATGATATTGGAAGAAATCAAAAAATAGATATGATAACTTCTATTGCCAAAAATATTAATTCAAAATAGTATATAATAAAACAAAGGAAATAAATGAAGATTACTGAATTTTTTAATAAAGATTATGTAGACCTTAACTTTACAAAATAAGTTTTTCACCAAAAATTGTAAAGTTAAACTAACCTTAAATTTCAAAATTTACAATAAAAATAGTTAATTTTAAGTAATTTTCCAGATTCAAAATTATAAATAATTCAGATATATCTTTTAAAGGATAGGTTTAATTCAGGGTCCGCCAGACACCTCAGGCTAACCTTCCTCTATCTTTTAAAAGGTATATTTGAATTAGAATAGTCTGATAGTCTGGCAACTTCTTAACTCTTCTAATAAAAGAATCAACTATATCAAAATTATATAGCCAAGGAAATTATGTTAGAAGAGAACTACAATTTAAATATCACACAAAAATTAACTAAAGAATATTGTTTATTCAGATATAAACAGGAAAAAGAATTTAAGTCATTTAAAAATACTTTTGATTTAGAAATGAAAGATCTAATTCAAGATATTATAGAACATGGAATTTCAAAAAGAAATATAGATAACCATAGAACTGCTTTTGAAAAGTTATTAACAACATCGGATTACAATAGCCCAGATAATATTGAAAAATTACCATCAGAAAAGGCTGAAATAATATTTCATATGATGTTACAAAGTATTACAGATAGTAAAAGTAATAATATGTTTGCGTATAAAGACAGATATATTATTGCTTGTGATTTAATTCAAAAATATTTTACGAGATATTTTGAAATAAAAAATACATTATCTAATTTTAAGTCAAAACAAAGTGAAGCACTTTCTAAATTATCAAATAATATTAAAGAAGAAGGTATACCACTATTCATTGTAAAATATGTTTATAAAAGAATGAAAACGGATTTAAGCGTAATTAATATAAGTCCTACTGAGTTTTCATATAGCGAAGATCTTTATAATTCATTGAAAGATGAGTTATTGAACGGAGTTAAAAATGTATAGTCATAAAATAGATTTTCCCAAATCATATATTGACTTTCCGTTAAGGGAAATATCAAAACACTTTAAATATAGACCAAAAGAAGTATTAGGTTCATACCTATACTTCAATTTATTAGAAGTTGATATTAATTTTTTTTTGCTGATTTATGTATTCTAGAATATTTGGAAAAAATATATGAAAAATAAAAGAATACCATATACATATTTTATAAAACATAAAATCACTGGAGAATTTTATTATGGCGTAAAAATAGGTAAAGACGCAAATCCTAATACATTTTGGGTTAATTATTTTACATCATCTAAAGCTGTTAAAACTATAATAGAACGTGATGGAATTGATTGTTTTGAATATTCAATTAGAAAGATATTTGATTCGCCTGAAATGGCGTATAAATGGGAACAAAGGGTAATATCAAAAATAATTAATAAAAAAGGATGTCTGAATAGCAAACTTGGATTCTCATACGATCCTAATAAAAATAGAAATATAGTAGGCGCTGATGGTTTAACAAATTATCAAAGATGTGCATTGAAAGCTAAACAAACTATGCTTAATGATATAGATAAAAATGGGTTAAATACATACCAAAGAAATATGAAAAAGATATACGATGAAAAAGGGGCAGAATATGCTAAGATAAAAAACCTAAAATCCGCAAAAACAATGAAAGAGAAGGGTATATACGAACAAAATGCTATTAATCATTCTAAATATCAAAATGAAATTCTCGAAAGTGGGTTAACACGGGCGCAGGAAACTGGTAAAAAAATTTCTAAAAAAAGAAAAGAGATGTTTAATAATGGTGAATTAGACAAACCCGCTGGGTCAAAAAATCCTACAGCAAAGAATATACATATATTCAATAAAGATGGAGAACTAATGTTTGAATGTAAAGGGACATTTCAGATTATATGCAACGAAAATAATTTACCATCAAGTTTTTTTAAGAAAAGCTATCAAAACAATGGCTTAGTATTCCCATTAGAATATAAACGAGGCATGTCTAAAAAATTCTATGAAGAAAATAAGCAATATAGAGGATGGTATGCATTAATAAAACTTTAATCTAAATTATATTATAATATATTATAAAAATTAAAACAAAGGAAATAAATGAAGATTACTGAATTTTTTAATAAAGATTATGTAGATTTCGCTAGTTACGATAATCTTAGAAAAATTGCATCGTTAGTAGACGGTCAGAAAAACGCATCTAGAAAAATACTTTATACAGTACTAGAAAAAAATATTAAAGATAAAATTAAAGTATCTCAACTTGGTTCAAAAGTTGCAGAATTTGCAGAATATTTACATGGCTCAATGGACGGTGTAATAGTTAATTTAGGTCAAGATTTTGCTGGTACCAATAATATACCATTATTACAGAAAAAAGGTAACTTTGGTACAAGATTTTCTAATGAAGCATCTGCATCAAGATATATCTATACATATGGTACATCTGAGTTTTTTGAGTTATTTAAAAAAGAAGATAGCCCTATATTAAAACACCAATTCTTTGAAGGTAATCAAATTGAACCAATGTTTTATGTGCCAACGCTTCCCATATTATTAATTAATGGTTCTGAAGGTGTATCTTCAGGATTTGCTCAAAAGATTTTACCAAGAAACCCAGATAGTATTAAAAAGTATATCAAAAATAAACTAAGTAACACGAAAACATCAGATGATTTATTAACTCCATATTACAGCGGTTTTAGCGGTACTATTGAACAAGGTGAAACATCAGCACAATGGTTAATTAAAGGTATTGTTGAAGTTAAAGGTATTAATAAAGTTCTGATATCTGAAGTGCCAATTGGTTATGATCTAAAAGGTTATATTAAAGTACTTGACGATTTAGAGGATAAAAGAATTATACAAAGTTATAGAGATAAATCTGAAGATGATAATTTCTTATTTGAAGTTACTGTACCAAGTAAAGATTTAAAACAATGGTCTCATGATGAATTATTAAATAAACTAAAATTAATCAAAAAAGTATCTGAGAACTATACTGCAATTGATGATAACAATAAAATTATTGTTTACGAATCAGCTAAAGAAATATTGGACCATTATATCAGAGTTAAATTAGATTATATTGCTAAAAGAAAAGAAAACCAATTATCGGTATTACACGAAAACATTTTGTTTGATTATAGTAAATATTTGTTTATTAAAATGATCGTTGATGATGAGTTAGTTATAAACAAAAGAAAAAAAGCTGATATTGAAAATGATTTAGATAAAGTTAAAGATATTCTTGAATCAAAAGAAAAAAAGTACGATTACTTACTAAATATGAGTATTCAATCATTAACTGAAGAAAGAATGAGTAAGCTACAAGATCAAATTAAATTAATGAAAAAAGAATTAGATGAATTAACTAGAAAATCAGTTAATGATCTATGGGGAGAAGAATTATGAGTTTTACTGAATTTTTATCAGAAGAAAAAGAATTTGTAGATAGATTAAATGATATTAATTTAATTGAACAATTTGAAGTAAAAAATGGAAGAGATATTGTCGTTTTAGACAGATCTCAAACATTTAAAAAATTAAGAAATTATTTTAAAGACTATGATAATTGGGTAAAAATTACAAACGGTTATGAAAAGAAGTCATTATTAAAAATTAAAGATAATGTTGAATTTTTAGATAAATTATTAGATGCATCTATACAAGCACATGAACAAATACAACATATTATTAAGAATGGTTGGAATCCTAATAGATATCCAGCAGTTAATAGTATTACAGATATGCAGAAAATAATTGAACATTATTACATT